CTAATGTTTAGCTACAGTGTCATAGTAGCTCCGGTTCGAGTGATTATAGTCTTAAACTTGATAAACTCAGCCGTCTTAGTAGGTTGGATAAATAACCAACAAGCTAATTCATTAGCATCAATAACTTCAGGTGTATTATTACTTTCATCACAAATAACCTTAAAAGCATAACATCCTCGTCTACTCTGAATATTCATCATATAAGAATTAATACCTGATGAAATCAAAGCTCTTGTAGGAGCATCATTAAATTCAAACAAGAAGTCCTCAAGGAATTCTGCAATGGCTGGTTCAATAGTGATAAGTAACAACCGCACATTAATCCTATCCAGCGCAGAAGGTCTCGAAAGCAAAGTCTTCTGTCCCCAAATTCGTATGCCTTTACCAGGATAGAAGTCAATAGGATTAATACCATTATCGTAAAGTACATCCATGTCACCCTCAGTAAATCTACGGGCAACATCTAGCACGTTCAAATTACCACGTCTTGGACCCGCTGGTGCATACCAAATCTCATAATTGGATGCAGTTTCAGAAATAGCAGCACCAACATATCCATCTGGTGCAACAAAGATCTGTCGATCATTGTACTTATCCTGAATCTTCAAGTGTGAAGTAAATAAAGCACCATAAGAACTATTAGCATTCAATTCTGTCTTCCTATATGCAACAATATCGGTCATATAAGACGATGCTACTTCATCAGAATAAGGAACACTACATATAGCGAAACAATCTTTCCTGGTTTCAGCAAGACTAATTAATCCTTGGAGTTGCCAAGCAGGAGTAGTCCAACCACCATCAAGAAGTAGTGTAACAAATACATCTCTCTTATTAGCAAGAGCATCAAGAGCTCTAAGCATATGCGTGTCTGTTACAGTACCACCATCATTTCCAAATGCAAATGCAAGAATTTGTGACTGGTCTGCTGGATAGATAGAAGAATCTACACCATCGTTATCAATCACTCTAATGTAATTGGAGACTTGTACTGCATCTTCAACATATACAGTAGTACCATAACCGTCTTTCTTACCAGGTATTCTTGAACAGAGAATTGGATTCTCCATCAATGTAACAGTACCATCATCATCAGCCTTCCAAACATACAGAAGAAAACAACCTGGTTCTTTAACAAGATCTGCCATTGACTGTTGATAAGCAGTCCAAGTTGTAGAATCACCATATGGATAATGTCTACACTGTATATAAATCTTGTTATTCCAGTCCCCTTGATTACAACCATACACAAGCATGCACTTTCTTTCCAAACCAAATAGTTCTGCATTCTGTGTACTAAGAATTGTAAATGTGCCTACACCACCATCAAGTATATCAATGGGATTGTCAAGATCAACATCATTAAGACTAGCTGCAAGCCTGATAGAATTTGTGCCACCTTTCATTACATAATATGTAGTAGAACTTGCCAACGGTGCAGGAAGAGTTCCACCAGCAGCTACTGAAACAGTTACACTATCTTTATTATCTATCCAACCATAGAAAGTAGTAGAAACTGTTAAAGCATCATTACTAAGATCTCCTACAAATGAACTTGTATTGATCTTATCCTGGAGTGTAATAGTTAAGGTGCCTGCGCCTGCTGAGGTAATATCTATCGCAGTACCACTTAACGTAAGTGATAGTTTGATCTTTCCAGTAGGAACACCTTTACTAATTACATAGTAATCTGTAGTAGGACCACGACCATCTGTTGTTACAAGAAGTGTAAATCCTGTATCAACATCAACTGCATCAGTACATTCTCCTAATATAATATTGGTGACTGTAACTACTTCAAGTACATGAGGAGCAGTAAATACACCTGCACCACCAATAGCTGCAATAGCTAAACCAGTCTTATGTGCAACTTCTGTACTGTCATCAGTAGAATTAAGTACCACTGCAATAGGTGATAAACCTGCCGGAGCGGGATTTGCTCCTGCTGCCGCTTCTCCCTGTCGTGTTACAACAAAAGAATAACCTGTTGCTGCACCACCAGCACCA